TGATGCTTTTAAGTACATGTGAATCGCCTCTTGATAAGGAAGCATGCCAGTACTAAGCTGCATTTCCTTGTACCCGTTAGAATATGTAGGTGATAACTTAAAGGTTTCATTGGTGGGATTAAAGTCGTTTTTTACATCACTAAACCACCTTACCTTTTTTCCAAGTGACCTGGAGATCTTTGCGGCAGCATCCATTTTTCTCATCGGTGAAAAAAATTCAAAACTAAATGAAATTTGAGTATTATCGTAAATGCTTTTTTTATCTAGCGATTTAAACATTAGCCTAGTTTTCTTTATTCTATTTATCTTATCAAATCCTTTATAGAAACTCAAGTATTAAATAAATAGATCTGTATTGAAGATAAATGGATAAATAAAATAAATAAAGTTGCTACATGGCAAAAGTCACAGACAATTTTAAAGTATTTACTAGACTCAGCTTATATGTTGAAGATCTACTCGCACAAACGATAAATTACTTAACAACTAAGTTTAGCCAAAGTAAATCAATCTTTACTTCCGCATCGCCATTTGGCCAGCTATTATTAGTAGTTGAGAACCTAACGCAATTGGTTTTTTACTATATTGAGGACTCGATCACTGAACTTAACATTAATGAGGCAACTCGACTGACTTCAGTATATTCACTTGCTACTTTGGCTGGACACAATCCAAGCCGTGCAGTATCAGCGGTCGGTGAAATCAGCATATCCACCATTCCGGGAGCAGGCGAACCTCCTACCGATTTTGTGATCATACCTAATCTTACTCGAGTTAGATGCCAAAATAATGGACTTGTTTATGTCTTAGACCTTCCTCAAGACGAGATAAAATTTTCATTCAACGGAACGACCAATGGTCTTCGAATAGGAATTAGACAGGGAATCATTGAGTCACAGACCTTAACCGCAAAGGGTGAGCCGGTGGAAAGCTTTTCAGTCGGAAGCCCTCAAAACTACTACATCGATAATTTCATGGTAAATGTTCACGTAAATGGAGAAAAGTGGACAAAATACGATTCCATGCTTGACATGCCTAGGGGAGAAAAAGCATACATGATTAAAACCGGAATAACTAGCGGAGTCGATCTTTATTTTGGAAACGGCAATTTTGGAAAGATACCTCCAAGAGGATCTGATATTCTAGTGGAATATTTAGTCACGGAAGGATCAAACGGAAACATTCGAACAAATGATATGTCAAGCATCAAGTTTGAATTCATTGATACTGGATTCAGCATACTTGGAGAAGAGATAAACCTAAACGAGTATATCAAGATCACCACTACAAACGCTCCATTTTTTGGTAGCAATTCGGAAGACTCTAAATTAACTAGATTACTCGCACCAAAGCAGTCTAAAAGTTTTGCGCTAGTTAATGTCGATCACTATGAGAGCGTGCTTAGAAAATTAAAACTTTTCTCAATAATTAACGTTTCGATCGATAGCGTTGACTCTAGAATGATAAACCTATTTCTTATACCGGACATTAGAAAGACTTTTAGTCTAGCTCAAGATTACTTTAGCGCAGACATCGATCGTTTTATAATGAACGACTATCAGAAAAATCAGTTATTACAATACATTGAAAAATCTGGAAGCAAACTAATTTCTACGGACGTTCAGATAATTGATCCCATTCCTAGCGAATATGTGATAAACACATCGATCATAGCATTCGATGATGTTTCGATAGACATCATTAAACGAGACATCTTAAATAAGTTGGGTGAATATTTCATCCAAAATACTAGGCTTACCCGAATACCAAAGAGCGATCTAATTAAGATTATTGAGGAAATAAATGGAGTTGACTCAGTTTCAATCAACATCGTCTCAAAGAAGAATGAGCTATTAAAAATTCAAAAACCAAGCGCAGCAGACATAGGAATTGATGAGTTTAACGACATAATAGTAGATTATCAGGAGCTTCCATTAATTAGAGGAGGATTCACAGATAGGTATGGAAATGTCTATTCTGCTGGAATCACTGAGGACTCATTAGGACCAGTAAACATTCAGGTCAAGGATATTGTTCCTAGACCAAAAAACATTAATTAACATGGTAAAAGAAAGCATATATCGTCCCATATTTGAACGAAGAGAAAAAAGGATAAACATGGGTTTTAATTATAAGGGACAAATCTTAAAAAAGACTCTTTCTTCTCAAATGTTTGGGGCTCACCCTCTGCTAGATTATCTATTGGATCAGGTTGAGAAGATCGTATATGAATGGGTAGAAGCAGTTAAGCAGATCAAGATCAACGCTAATCCTGCATTAGATAAGTACGAAAATAAAATTAGATAAATTAATGGGTAGCAGTAAATCAGGAATGGGCCGAGAAAATCGTGCTCACCTCAGAGACGAGATTCAGTCCCTATTAAGTTCGATCGGAACTGAAACTCATGGAGACATGGTAATCGATAACGAGATCTCAGAAAAGACTAGGCCTGAAAGTCCATATGACTTTGAGGAAATGAGCAATCAATTTACGGTAAAAGCTAGAGAGATCACCGATTCTCTATTTAAGAACTTTGTGGACATTGGAATTTTTGAAAAGAACGATTATGCTCGACACAAAAAGGAACTTGATACTATCAATATTTCAAACCTTTTCTTTCAATTAAAAACAATAAAGATCACCATCATTAAGGTGATGGAAGAGATAACTTCGGGTAACACTCATCCTCGATTAATTGAGGTCATGGGCCAATTACAGGACAAGATGGCATCGATAACCAAGATGCAGGCAAATTACGTTCTATTTCTTGAAGATACTTATCGTCAATTAAATTCAGCCGCACCAATCAATCCAGATTCAGAAATAATCGATTCTAGTTCAAGTGAGGGACAGTTTTTTATTACGGTAGGTACCAAAAACCTAATAAATACCTTACCTGATGAACCCAAGTCGACTGACATTAAAGTACCTACTGGAAGTTTATTGGACCCATCTAATAAATCAGAATTGATGAGAGAAAGAAATATTGAACTTACTGATGATGAGGCGGACGATGATTTTATGGATATAAACGAAATAATTTAATAGTATGAAAGACGTCATGACAAACGGTGGCGCCTTTAGTCACCGAAAATTATCAAACCTATCTGGTGCACCGGAAGATACGAATACGTCAATATGGACGACCATTAGAATCAATAAGTTGTTAGATTCTATCGAAAATGATGGATTTGATATTAAAGGTCTTCATAATTCTCCATTTAAAGACAATGATATAAACCTAAAAAGAGGTAACCTGCCCTTTGAGTACACGCCAGAAGAAGTTGAAGAACTTAAAAAATGTAAGGCCGACGTCCTCTATTTTGCTACAAATTATTGTAAGATTCAAACTGGAGACGGAATCATGTTCATTAAAGATACGGAAGGTCTTCGCGATTTTCAAGAACAGATTCTTGAATCATTTAAAGGAAATAAATGGAACATCTTAATGGCAAGTCGACAGACTGGTAAATCAGTTACGTCTGCGATCTTTATTCTTTGGTATCTTCTTTTTAAATCAGATAAAACTGCCCTAATCGTTGCTGACAATTTTACTACGACTCGAGAGCTAATGGACAAGTTTAGGATCTGTTTGGATGGGCTTCCGTTCTTTATGAAACCAGGAATCAAACACATCAATTCAGGAAATATTAAATTTGATAATGACAGTCGTATTGTAGGTAGAACGACGACTAAAAAATCAGGTATCGGTCTTACCGTAAACGTCTTGTACATCGATGAGTTTGCTCACATTGACGAAGCAAAATTAGATGAATTTTATCGAGCAATCGTACCTACTATCACGGCTGACCCTAACGCAAAAGTAATTATTACTTCTACACCAAACGGTAAAAATAAGTTTCATGAAATTTGGATGGATGCGATCGCAGGCAAGAGCGATTATGTTCCTCTTCGAGTCGATTGGTGGCAGGTTAAGGGTAGAGATGAGGCATGGAAACAATCAGTTATTGCAAACCTAGGTTCAGTTGAAGATTTTAATCAGGAATATGGTCTACAGTTCTTTTCATCAGATCAACTTCTTCTAAACTCAAATGAGCTAAAGAGACTTTATAATATAAAAGCAGATTATGTAAACACTCAGTTTGCTTTGTCTGAAGACAAACAATGGATCAATGAATGCTTTACCATTCACCCAAATTGGACAAAACGTCTTTATCATGATTATAAAAACGATAAATCAAAGTTTGTATTTTCAATAGATACAGCGGATGGGACTGGAGGAGACTACTCAGTTTTAAACATATATAAAGTTGTCTGTTTACCTATTAATGAACTCCTAAAAAAGAAAGAAGCTATTCGAAGCGAAATCGACACTACTGCGTTGGTGCAGGTCGCAACATTTAGAA